ATATAGAGATGTATTTCCAGCACTATCTGTTATGTATTCAAAACCAATAAGTGGATCAGCTGTTTCTAATCCAACTTCTGCGAACAGAGCTAAATTAAGAACGGCCAACATATCTATTGTTGAATCCATTACTTCTTGTGCAAAAACATCACTAACAGGACCTCCACGAGCAGCAGCAATCATGTCTCCATCAACTGAAACACCAACTTGAAGTTTCTTAAACTTCGTCTGATATTTCAACCTGGTTACATTATCAGTAGCTACAGCATTTCCAGAATAGAAAGCCGCACTTACATTAGCCGCAGTCTTAAGGGTAAACTGAACTTGGTTATTTCCTTTCTTACTAAGGTCATCCTTAGCTAAAAGGTTCCAAGTCAAAGTTTGCTGGTTTAAGGCATTGTAGATTACAGGATCATAAACATCTTGTAGTTCTGCTGAACTTTGCAAGTAGTCTGTGTCTGTATTCTGGTTTGTCGTAATTCCTAATCCTTTAAACTCTAAATTCCTACCTTTCACACCAAAGCTTTTGTACTCTCTACTTTCTGCAGCAGAAGTTTGTGCTCTTTGCCAATCCAATCTTGGAGACAAGTCACAAACAGCAGCAGCCCTTCGGAATTGTTCTTTCAATTCAAGTTTTTCAGAACTTTCGATTACTTCCCTAAACTCCTTAATCTCGAGAGAAACTTCTGCATCCTTACCAGATGGTTTATTGTCTTTCAACACTTTTTCTTTAATTTCCATCTTACTAAGAACACCTTCCGCAATTTTTCCAGCTGTTTTATCTAAAAGCTCTTTTTCTTCAAGATTCTTTTTATCAGCCTTCCAATTTAGGAACTCTTTTTTTTCAGTATCTTCACCTTCAATCTTTTTATCTTCATCCGAACTACCTTCAGGTTTATTTGAAGGCTGGTTAGCACCACCCTCTTCAGGTTGGTTCTTTCCTTCTTCAGGAGAAGGTTTGTCTTGAGTACCCTCTTGCGGATTTTCGTCCTCCTTAACTTCTTTTTTAGGCATCTTTTTAACCTCCATTTTATTTATTTGTTTTTCCATACCAACTAACTCCTTAAATTCTTTAAATCCATAAGCAGTTGCTACTGCATTTGGGTTCTTCGGATTACTCGCTGCAGTGTACCCTGCAAGACGAGTCTCCGGCAAAAGAACTCGAACAAGGTTGTCTCCAACCCAATCAAAGTCAGTTGTCATAAACCCGTCAGTGTCGTAGGTTATGGAAAATGAATCGAGATCTCCATTCTGAAAATCTTTAATGATTCCTGGAACTACAGGATCATTTTTTAATAATTTTGTATCAACATATAATCCATGCTCCCCATCTGTTAATTCAATAACTTTTACTGGATTATTTTCAACATCAGCCTCACCAAAATATTCAGGAACAAAAGGATGTCCTTCACTATGATGCACTCCCATCACTCTAGCTTCTTTATTAGCATTCATCTGTATAGCAAAACTATTCAAAGTTTCTTTAGGAATTCTATCAGGAATATCAACACCCAATTCTCTATCTAATTCATCAACATGTGATGTAGCAATTAACCCTTCAATATGAAAGCAATCACTTTGTTCTTTTATTTCAACACCCAAAACATGGCACATAAATTCTTTTTTCTCCTTACCTTTTGGAAATGGTTTTGTATCATCATAACCTTTCTTTTTTATAAAAGCAAAATACAATTTTTTACCTTTCTCTGGACCATATTGCTTCACGAACCTGTTATATATTTTTTGAAAATCTGAACTTTTTGGCATTTTAATTTCAAGGATTTATTTTCTTGCCTCCTGCATTTTGTTGATTTTTATTCTGAGTGTCTTGTTTCTTTTTTGCTTTATTTTTTGCATCTTGATTCTTCAACACGTTATCATTATTGTTTAAATTTTGACGAAGCATTCCCGTCTTCATTTCTTCTGCATCTCTTTTCTTTTTTTGCTCTTGAGCTTCTTTAATTATTTCTTGATCAATATTTAAATAACTTCCAGCCTCTTCAATAGTCCAAAGTCCAAGACCTAATCTTTGTTCAGCAACAGAAGTTCTTTGCATTTCATTTTGAGTTTCTCTAACTTCATCTTGAAGATAACCTCTCCTAAATTTCATCTCAACCCCAAAATAAGGAATCCATAGATCACGATTATATGGCCCTTCAAGTTTACTTTGCCAAACACTTATCTTTCTCCAATAACCTGTATCAGCAAGCCCACCTGAATCTCCTCCGGCAGCAGCTTTTCCAACTAAAAAAGGAATTCTATTTACAGGAACTCCATACATCATTGCAAGAACACTCGTAAGATATAATCCTAAATCCTTGTTCTCCATTTGATGCTCTATTTCCATTAATTTCTCAATTGTTAGATCCCCTGTGAAAACAAGATTACCATGTTTATTCTGAATCTTTTTATATTTCGTGAGAGTATCAATTAAATATTTATGATTCTTGCTTCCTGCAAGTTCTTTTGGTAGAATAAAAACATTGTCTGGCTTTCCACCATTTTCAAAAAAAGAAACATAATTTTGAGTGATTAACCAAAGCAAATAAATCTCAGAAAGAATAGCTTCCATTGGGGGAAAAGGAAAAACCTTTCCATCAAATGGCATTAACTTAAAAACAAGAATTTCATCAGGAGAAAATTCCTTTGTGTTAACTCCAACCCTCTGAATATATTTCAAGACTTCATATTCATCAGTATGGATAGAAACTGTACTTGCAGCAATATGCCTCAATTTCTTAACTATTTTTTCAGACCCATCTTTTTTAATTAATCTCACCATATGATCTGCTTTAAATTCTAATTCATCGGTCTTGAGTTCCGGCATAGTCTCTCTTACAGCAAGTTGACAAAACTCTTTCAATTGGATATCATCAATTTTCCCGAGCCAATTATAACCAATTCCAGAAATAAGCATATCATAAATAGTTTCTTCAGTCACATTCATTCCTTGATTCATTTCCCAAAATTCTTTAGCCTTCAACACCCTATTTCTCCCAGAAGATTTATCAAGAGGTTTAAAATCTATCCTATCACTCAACATATCTGTAGCTATAATTCCTAAAAAACCCATTAATTGAGGGGATCTCCTCGCCCATTTCATAAATGTTTTAAAATTATTATCTTGAGAATAAGGATTGAATTGAGAAAAACGTTCAATAAAAAGGGAGTTTAAAAGTGGAAGATGCCTTGAGTTTTGAAACTCATTCGTTCTTTTTAGGTATTGTTGGATTTGGACCATCTTTTCTTAATCTCCAATAAATACTCAACAATTGTTTTACCGCGAATCCCCACGCCAACATGGTAACCAAATTAAACTTCCACCCCATCAAGGCCCATACAACAAAGTTAATTATAAACCCCTCGATTAAGGCTTCTGTTAACCACATTGATACATCATTTCTTATTGCTTTAAAATCAACTTCCTGCACCCACAATTGTTGTTTTTGAATGATTTTATTGCAAGTAGTCTTCAACGCGATGAATTTATCATTGATGTACTTAATAACCTTAAACCAAAAATTATATTTAAACTTTTCGGTATCATAAGATTCTAAAGGAACAAAAGAGGCATTTCTAATCTCTTGATGAATTGACGAACTCTGCTTTATTTCCTTTTTTATAGTTCTCATTATATGCCTCCCTTATGATTTTCCCATCATAATAATCTTTTTCAAGGGTCAATATATCTTTTTCCGTTAACTCAAACTCCTTCAATAGGGTCTGCTTAGCAAAATGTGCATTCCTCATGCTCATAATTGCCTGCATTTTTTGTAAAGCATATTCTGCTCTCATATACTCTTCAGTTTTCAAACAACCATCGATATCTTCTTTAATTTCTTTCTTTTGAATCTGCTCTGCAATCATATTACATCGAGCTAAAAAATACCTACCATTGATTATGTTCCGTATATAATCATTTTTTTTATTTGCTAATGCCATTTGCATTCCATAAGCTACTTCCCTTTTTTCCCTAAGTTTTCTTCTAGCTGCTTCATCTCTTGTTTCCTTCATCATATTCATTTTTTTTGGTTTAACCATGTTTTTTACCTCCTTATACTTTTATATTATCGTTGCTGAAATAGGAGGATTCTCTGGTTGAATAATCAAACTACAAATTCCAGCAATCGCGTCCGGGAAATCATCTCTATCTCTCTCATTTTCATGATGAACTTTTAAAAGACCACGCGCGGTTCTCTTAAATCTAAGCATACTTAATTGTTTATCACACTCCTTAACATAAGGAATATTCAATCTTCGCTGCTCTGCAAGAAGTTTAAAAAGTGTATATATCCTAGATTTATTTTCCAAATTATATTCTACAGGCATTGCCATAATTCCAATTTGTTCTACTCTCTTTGTAAAATCTTCAAGTCCTCTTCCTACACCAGTGTTATCCCATCCAACCATCGCTACCATCTGTGGTCCGACATCTTTAATTAAATTTTTTAAATCTTCATCAATAATTTTTGTATAACTTGTTCCTGCAGGATACTCTAACATCTCATAAACATAAACTTCATCAGCCCAATCTTCTTCACCTTTCTTAATCGGTAAACCTATTATCCTCACAGTTCTATCATTTACCTTTCCCCAATCAAAAAATATATAAATTGGTTGGGTTAAAATTGAAGGTAACATTGAAGGTCTTTCTTCTTGCATTTCTTTCCTCTCCTTTAATGTTAAAAACCCTCCTTCAGGAGAGGTAAATACTGCAAGCATCGTAGAATCTACTTGCTCTCTTGTCATTCTTTTACATTCTCTCTCAAATTCTTCCACAGTATTAGTAGAACAATCTAAAAAATTAAAGGTATATTTCTTCACCGCAGAATCTTCTTGCAATTCCCAACCGATCCCTTGTTGCCCATTTGGATTACTATAAACTTTTATCTTTCCCTTTGTTGTAAAAATTCTCGGGATAATAATTTGTTTATAAAAGTGTGAACCATTTTCATAAAAAGAAAGTTCATCAACTCCGATATCATCAGCAGCATAGCTCAACACAGCTTCTGTTGCAGGAATACAAATTATTCTACTTTGAGGTAATTCTCTTCTCTTCATGAATTTTTTATCCAGTTTGGAATCATATTCTTCATATTCTTCAAAGTGTCTAAAATAGATTTCTGTTTTGGTTTCAGTATCCCCTATATCATATTTATAATCAAGAGTGGAATTTTGAAGAAGAGATTTTATTTTTCTTAAAAGGTCTTTTGATTGAGGGAATGTCTTAGAGGTAAGGATAATTGTCCATCCAGGATTCATAAGGGCCTTATGTGTCTTCTCAACACAAAGAGCTTCTGACTTTCCAATTTGATTAGCAGCTACAAAAAAGACTTCTTTTGAGTTATCGTTCATAACCAAATCCTGGTAAGGATAAGCCTTAAATCTTTTTCTTGGATTTCTGGGATTTTTAAAAAAAGCATAGGCATAAATTGTAGGGTCTTTAAGAAGTTGATAGGCTTGCTTTATCTCTTCTGGACTTCCATCCGCTAAAATATTATTTTTCACAACTGCATCCCATTTTTTAAATTTCAATTCAGTTGCATTCTTCATCTCTTCAGTAACATGAAGTTCAACATCCCCATAGGATGTTGTAATATAATTTTCCATTTTATTTCCCAGATTCTGATTGTCTTATCTTCGCTGCGATATCACTATGTGAAACCTTATGTATATGAAGATTGACACTCTTATCCCCATAAACAGCTTTTTGGATTTTCTCTAAAATGTTATTGTATGTATCTACCCATCTTCTCGTTGAATCAGAAAGAGTCCCTTTATCCTCCATCTCTACTTTTATTTTCTGGTCTAAAAAAGATTTTATCTGAACAGCAAGTTCCTGTTGAGCTAATACCGGATTCTCCATTTTAGCAAGTAAAGTTTTAAAATGACTTTCAGTAATCATAATAACTTCCATCTTCTTTTTTTTCTTTTTTTTAGGAAGATTGTCTACTTTTTCAAAATCCTCTTCACTTATTTGTTCCATTTAACACCTCCTTTTCATCTATTTTATCTTCAGTAAAAATAATCAACTTTCCAAATTCAGCAAGAATTTGCAATTCCAAACCTTTTTTCCATTTAAGTTCTTCGATTAATTCCAAAGGAATATTTACACTAAAGACAA